CAAAACGCCGTGGTGAAAAGACCATGAAGATTAAAAAGAACATTCCTTCTCGTCGTAAATCATTCCGTGCAAGACATCGTTGTTCAACTGCAAAAGATAGAAGAACAAAAGCTCGTTACTGGGCATGTCGTACCTGGTAATATGAAAAAGAAAATCTCACGGGAACAATCCGACAAGATATTAGATAAAATGGGTTATAAGTTCAACCCAACAGAATTCTTTTTAGGAATGAATGTTGAGTTAGAACACCAAGATGTGACCAACGGAAACGTGGTCAAGACTGCAAAAATCGCAGCAGCACATCTCAAAGAAAATCCAAAGTATTATTCTTTATTAATAAAGAACGTAGAAAAGAAGCACGAACAACTAGTTGGACCTGGTGGGGCAATCAACGCAGCACCAAAACCACAAGATGTTAAGAAAATGCGAACAGCATTGGATAGGGAGAAAAAGAATGATTAAGCTCACAGATTTAATCACAGAAGCAGGTAAGGAAAACCGTATCAATTCAATGCGTTTAGTCGCATTACTTGAAAAGTTAGCTCCAACTCTTAAAGCAGCACAAGAAGAAAAGTTGGCAAAGTTAACAGCAGAAGTATTAGCAGGTATCACAAAGGTCAACGAATTGCCATACAACTACAATACAATGTCAGAATGGCACATGACCGAATTAGCAACAGTAGTGATGCCAGCTCGTGATTTACGTGAAGCACTAAATAGTCTATTGAAGAAGCCAGCTAAGGGATTAGATACACACATCGTTGAAATGGTTATCAAGTCAATAGACGAATTGTATATCTACTAACAAGTTGAGGGGTTATGGCTGATAACAGCATATTTGGCAGACTAAAGAAACTATTTTCTACTAACACCGTAGTTCGTAATGTCGGTGGAAAAAGACTTAAAGTAGCCGACACAGATAACATCCAATCATTTATCAATAGACGCGGTATTGATAGATACCACCGCGTCTATTCGTCTATGACGGGTGGATATGGTTCATCGCACGGACGATACGAAGCAGCGGCAGCCTTCCAAGGTTCTCGCCTCCAACTCTTCCGTGATTATGATATGATGGATAATGACCCAATCATTTCATCCGTGATGGACATTTATGCTGATGAGTCAACCACCAAAGATGAATTTGGTAATCTTCTTACCATTCATTCCAAGAATACACAAATACAAGAAATCTTACATAATTTATTCTATGATGTATTAAACGTTGAGTTTAATATGTGGCCTTGGGTCAGAAATATGGTGAAATATGGAGATTTCTTTTTATTCCTCGACATCGACCCAGAATTTGGTATCGTAAACGTATTACCACTTTCTGTATATGAAACTATCCGTATCGAAGGACAAGACCCAGGTAATCCATTCTCTGTAAAATTTAAGATTGAAAATGATTTCTTAGCGTTGGGTAAGACTGAATTCGACAATTACGAAATTGCACATTTCCGCCTTCTATCAGACACCAACTTCCTTCCATATGGTAAGGCAATGATTGAAGGTGGTCGTCGTGTCTGGAAGCAATTACAATTGATGGAAGATGCGATGTTAATTCATCGTATTATGAGAGCAGCAGACAAGCGTAAGATTTTAATTGATATCGGTAATATTCCACCAGCAGAAATCGATACGTTTATGAATCGTATTATGGATAGAATGAAGAAAACACCATTAGTAGATCCTGCAACTGGTGATTATAATCTTCGTTATAATATGCAAAACATCACGGAAGATTTCTATCTTCCTGTTCGTGGTAAGGACTCTGGAACAGATATTCAAAACCTTCCAGGTCTCCAATTCAATGCAATTGAAGATATTGAATACCTCCGTAATAAGTTAATGGCAGCGTTTAAGGTGCCGAAGGCATTCCTTGGATACGAAGAAGATTTAAGTGGTAAGGCAACATTGGCAGCACAAGACGTTCGTTTTGCACGCACTATTGAACGTATCCAACGTATTATGGTATCGGAACTCACAAAGATTGCAATCATCCATTTGTATGTTCAAGGATTTACCGATGAAGATTTAATTGATTTTGAATTATCACTCACCAACCCATCAATCGTTTATGAACAAGAAAAGCTAAACTTGTGGAAGGAAAAGATTGGTGTAGCAGAATCTATTGTTGGTAGTAAGATGTTATCACAAGAATGGATATACCATAATATTCTTGAACTATCAGACGATGAAATCGTAGAAGAACGTAAAAAGATTGCAGAAGATGTCAAACGTATGGCGGAATTGGACCAAGTGGCACAAGGACAACAACCAGGTGCTACAGGTGAACAACCAACAGAACAGCCAGCAGCCGACGAAGCACCACCAAGTGAGGAAGAGGAACAACAAGTATCTGATGTAGATAGTATTTTAGCTTCATTAGAAGATGGTGGTGAGGAAAGTGAGTTAGAAGGATATGGTGAAGAAGAAGCCGAATTAGAAGAAGCTAAGATGGGCCGTCCAAAAGTTGGTCAAAAGTATGGTCAAGACAGTCACCCACGAGGTCGTGACCCACTTGGACATAAAGAAAATATGGGTTCGTTGACAGTTCGTAAGCAACGAAATGATAAGAGAAAGTCACCATTAGCGCTTACCAAAGAAGTTCAAGCATTGATGGCAAGTTTAAAGAAACCAAATAAGAAAGTCTTGATGGAAAACCAAGAAGCTACTGGTTCTCTATTAGATGAAAATAATATTTTAGACTTGGAAAACTAAAGTCTTATTAATATTCGTTATATTTAATATATGACGGTATAAT